CAGGACAAGAAACCTGCTTTGCTACCAAATGAAGCCTTCTCCGATTTAGAAAATGCCTACGTATTCCGTGAAAGAACAAAGAAACGCGATGGCGAAGTTCCCATGGGAAGACTTAGCCGTTTTTTTACTTCTCAGTCTCTAGGAAATAGCGGCGCTTCTCCTTGGGTATTCATTATTTATTCTATTCTTGGAATAACTCCAGGACCTGCCTCAGAGATTGTTCCAGGCAGCGTTAGTATTTCTATTGCAGGTATACCAACTCCTTTCCTTGATCAAGGAAATGGAATACTTACAAATGCAACTGTTGGTAATCACGGAGCTGTTAACTACTCAAATGGAGGGATTATAATTATCACTACAGCTCCAGCTGGTAGTGCAGCTACTATCACGTTCTCTTATTTTCCTGGACTTCCTGTAATGGGAATTTTGCGTAGAGAAGTTGCGACTATCGGCATAGATTCAACCGTCTGGTTTGATACGAAATACGCCTATCAATTTTTGAACGGTTTCCAAGAGCTAGTGCCTGGCATTACCTGGACAGGAACCAATACCGACTTTTTCTGGGCTGCTAATTTCCAAGGTGCTACTCCTGACTTAAGGTATTTCTTTGTCACAAACAATAACCTAGACTTAGCCGCACCTTCATACGATCCTATCCGTTATTACAATAACTCCACTTGGATAGATTTACAACCTTTAGTCACGGCAACAGTGACATTATGGCAGGCCCAAATTCTAATCCCTTACTATGGCCGTTTGCTTGCCCTTAACACATGGGAAGGAGCTACAGCCGGCACATATACTGCCTCAACAAACTTCTTCGCTAGATGCCGATTTAGCCAGATTGGTGACCCTACCGATCAAACCAATGGATGGAGATCAGATATCTTCGGCCGTGGTGGTTTCATTGATGCTCCAACAAACGAAGCAATTGTAAGTGCAGCCTTTTTCAGAAATACTTTAATCGTTTTTTTCGAATACTCGACCTGGCAACTACGTTACATTGGAGAATATGGACTTCCGTTTATTTTTGAGCGAATCTCTTCCGACTTTGGCGCCGTTAGCGCTTATAGTCCTGTTGTATTTGACCAGGGAGTAATGGCCGTTAGCGATCGTGGTATTATCCAAGCCGCAGCTAATGGAGTCACTCGCCTTGATGATCAAATTCCTGAGCAAGTCTTTAGCTTTGAAATCCAAAACAATGCACCTAACTTTGTGCATGGTATCAGAGATTTCGAAAAGGAACTTGTCTATTGGAACTATGTAGACACCTCAAATGCCTCTACAACCCAAACCTACCCTAATACAGTCCTGGTATTTAATTATCGAAACAATACCTGGGCTAAATTCCGAGATACGATTACGTGCTTTGGTCCTGCTCAATTCCAATTCGGCATTACCTGGGATAGTTTAACAACTTTCTGGGAAAGCAATGTCAGATGGGACAACGTTGACGACCAACAATACGTAGATTATATCACTTCTGGTAATCAGCAAGGTTTTATCAATATCTACAACAATCCAGATGCTGAAACTCCTCAGCCTGTGACGACGCTTTACGCTAATACCTTAGCCATTACAGCAGTCAATTTCGGTGTAAATCCTACTCAGATTACTATTCCAAGTCATAATTTGGTTAACGGTGAAATCATTTATATCCAAGGTACCCTTTGGGTAGGTACCGACCCAGGATTAAATAACTTGATTTATAGCGTCACCATTATAGATGCGAATACGATCACGTTAAACACATGGGACTTTGAATCTCAAAGCTATGATGCCGTCAATATTATATCTACTTCCGTTTATATTGGTGGCGGAAGGGTAACATTATTCCCAAAAATGAATATTGTTGGCAAGGATTTTAATCCATATCAAGGGTCTGGAAAGCAATTCAAACTTTCTTTCATTGACTTCCAGCTGGATTCTAATCTTATTTCTCCTGCGATTGCCGCTATCACAGTTCAACTCTTTGTGAACTCTTATCTTGGAGAACAAGCCAATCTTATCGCATCGAATAGAGAAGTGATCAACTCCTCGCAAAACTGCGGTTTTATCACTAACGCAACGCAGGCAAATCCATGTCAAATCACTAGCCCTAATCATAGTTTAATTCCAGGAACCCTGATTTATATTGCCAATGTGAAGGGCATGACCCAACTCAATGCAGCTATCTATTCGATCACGGTCATAGATGCCAATAACTTCACTCTTGATAACACGAATTCTACTGGATTTACACCCTATACTAATGGGGGAATTTGGAATACATCGCCTATCAATGGGCAGACTTATATTCCTGGTTCTGAATACGCATGGTACCGATTCTATAGCACTCAATTTGGACAATATCTTCGTATAGGACTGACCTATGATGATGACTTAATGAATCAACTAGCCACACATCAAAGCCCCATGGAAATGAACGCTATGAATGTTTGGTTTAGAGAGGGCGGCCGCTTGGTAAACTAGGATAGGTGGACTCTAATGAATTGAATAAATAATCTCCTTTTTGTAAAATAGAAAAAAAGGAGTTTTTATGCCCAAAGGTGATCATCTATCAGAATTGAATAAGAAACGCAGAAAAAATTATGTTGGTCAAAAATTCGGAAAACTTACAGTACTTTCAGATGATGGGATGAACAACAAATCACATGCTTATAAATGTTTATGTGATTGTGGAAATATTCGTGGAAATGTCAACGGTTATGAATTAAAAAGAGGTCATATAAATAGCTGTGGATGTTCATATCCGAAAGGACATTTTAAACCTGGAAAAACGAAAGAAGAATATCATGAACATGTTAAGCGTTGCCTATTGGAAAAAAGGAATATTGTTGGTGAATGTTGGGAATGGACTGCTCAACTTGATGATAAGGGATATGGAAGAAGAACTTTTACAATAGATGGCAAGAAGGCAAAAAGACCCGTTCATCAAACCGCCTATAGATTGTGGAAGGGAGAAATTTCTAAAGGATTGCATGTATGTCATACTTGTGACAATCCTAAATGTTTTAATCCGGATCATTTGTGGTTAGGGACAGCAAAAGATAATCTTCAAGATATGATCGCAAAAGGTCGATCCACCATAAGAAAGGGACAGGATGGAGGAAAATCTAAATTGAAGAATGAAGATGTTTTGGAAATTCGAAAAATGTATTCAGAAGGAGTTTCAATGGCCTCGATGGGTAGAAAATATAACGTGACTACAGCTTGCATAGATTCTATTTGTAAGCGAAAAAATTGGAAACATATATGACTTTTTCCAGCAACATACCATTAAATACGAATCAGCTTCCTATCTCCTTGGATGTGAATCCAGAAGATAAGGATTTTGAAAACATTTTAATGCTTTATTTGCGTCGTGTTGCCAATGCGGTCAATACCAAAGAAAGCGGATTATTCCTCCTACAAGAGAATGCTAGTTTCGAACAATGGTATCAGATTGCTAATCCTCAGCAAAATAGAAATGGTTATCGCATCACTGCCGATCTTGTACTTTTAAATGGTGGAAACATACCAGTCGGAAGCACAAGCCTTGTCTTATCCTCATCTACTCAGCCAATGAACATAATGGGGTATCTTTATCCAGTTCAAGGATTTGGGGGAGCAAAAGACACGACAGGACTTTCTTACTTCTTAAACGATCCGGACATTTACGTCCGATATAATAGCTCGACAAATACGATTGTTATTCAAAACAATTCAGGTAATGCACTGACCTGGTGTGTCTGGGTCATGGAGTACTTAAAAAATTAGGTGAACTATGCCAGGATTTAGCGATTGGCTCTTCGGGAGCCCAGATAAGTTAAAGAAAGTAGCCACAGGAACAAAAGAGCAAGAAGCATTGCACAACAATATTCTTTCTCAAGCCATGGGTCTAGGTCAGGGAGGATATCAACAATCCCAGGATTATTATAATAGTCTCTTACAACCAGGCAACGAGGCGTTTCAAAACTTCTCTTCCCCATTTATGACTCAGTTTCAAGAACAGACTTTACCGCAAATTGCAGAAAGATTTGCTGGAGCTGGAGCTCTTTCTTCTAGTGGTTTTGGTCAGGCTTTAGGTGGAGCAGCATCCGGATTACAATCCCAATTAGCGCAATTATTCGCGCAATTGCAATCTCAAGCAGCTGGCGCTCAAACTCAGCAATATAACCAATTGAGCCAAACCGGTTTAAATCACCAACAGTTTGGTTATCAACCACAGCAAGGATCAAGTGGTTTTATAGGTCCTCTCTTAGGAGGAATAGGAACGGCTTTTGGAGGTCCAATCGGCGGGGCTATTGGCAGCGGTATCGGTAGTCTATTCTCAAGAGGTTCTGGAGGGGGAGGATTAAGCTAATATGGTTCAAATATTTCCGGAAAAGAAAAATCACCAAGGACAACTTGCCGAACACTTAGGGATGAGTTTAGGACAGGGCATTGGTAATGGGCTTAATACCTTTTTTGCTAATCGCAGTCTCGAAAGCGTCATGAAGGATAAATCTCTCGAAGGAGCTCCGCAGTCAAAAAAACTCGAAGCGTTGCGTTCAGCTTTAAGTCCATATGGTGAAAAAGGCCAAGAAATCTTCCAGCAGCGTTTGCAGATTGATCAGCAAGAGAGAAACGAAGCTGAAATGGCCAAAAACGAAGCTCAACAAGAAGTATTAAGCCGTGTAGTAACAGGAGAAAAAGTTCCTGCTAAAGATTTAAAAAAGCTTACTCCTGAAAATCAACTCAAAGTGCTAGATTTGCAAAAAAGAAGAGAATCTGGAAAAAGCGTGCTAGATTCCCTAATTAAGGCGGGTTATCCTGAAGAAACTGCAAAAATATGGCAAAATCAGATGGAAAACGCTCCAATAGGAGGTCAATCTGACGTAATTAAGAACGTAAATGATTTAATTCGACGTTCAAAAGCAGGAAAAGGTTTAGGACAAACTCAAGAAACCACCAAGCAAATCAAACCTTCTATTGATATTCCTGGTACGAATTTGGGAGCTTTAGAACTTGATTTTCCAGAATTACCTGAACCTATCGGAATGACCCCTTCTGATATTGTTAAACAGAATGAATATAGGGAGAAGACGATAAGTCCTCTTTATGAAGACACTGTTAATCGTTTAAATGCTTTGGATGATGAATATAGAGCAGTTAATCATCTTCAAGAATTAAATCAAATACCTGGAGCTTTACCGACTGGAATTGAGAAATGGAACGTTGATTGGGATACTGGAGATCTCAGAGTAAAAGCCTTGGCGACGCCAGAAGCACAAGATTACGTAAAGACTGTGGCATTGATGGCTAGACGTGCTAAAGACTTCTTCCCTGGACGAGTCACTAACTTTGACTTAGATCAGTTTAAGCAGGGTTTTCCTACACTAGCCAATAGTCCTGAAGGTAGAAAACTAATAGGTGAACAACTAGCACTAGGCAATAGAATTGCTTATCTTAAAGATGAAACCTATAAAGCAGCCGTAGAAAATTATGGGTCTGGAGCTGATCCTGTCTTGGTCAAAAAATACGCCACAGAAAATTATCGTCGTTTAAAGTCTCAGCTTGAAGATCAGCTGAAACAAGTGAATAATAAAGCCAGATCCATGGTTAAAGAAGAATCATCAAAACAAAACCGTCCTTCACTGGAAGATATTTTTAAATGAACTATCAAGAGAAGTATCAAAAAGCTAGACAAGCCGGATATTCCGATGAAGAGATTATGCAATTTCTTGGAGAAAAAGATCCAGGATTTGGGCAAAAAATGCAACAAGCTCAAGATGCAGGATATACGCCTCAAGAGGTTCTAGGTTTCTTCAATTCACCTCCTAAGAAAGAAGAAATGGGCTTCGGTGACTATGCCGCTGATTTCGGCAAGCAAACAGCCCAGGGCTTCGGAATTGGTGCGCTTGGTACCTATGGTGATATTCTTGATTTATTCGGTCTACAAGCCAAGGAAACACTTCCTGGTGAGCAAGCTAAATACAGTCGAGAATTCGACATCCTAGAGAAAATGGAAAGGGGAGAAGTACCATCAGCTGGCGAACTCATGGAGCTTTCAGGTGATGATGATATTGCTCCTAGATTCTCAAGACTTCCATCGTCTGAAGATGTCCAAAATTTAGGGTCCGAATTAGGACTCATTTCTGAACCAAAATCAGCAGCAGGTCGTTATGGTCGTCGCATTGGTAAAATTGGTGGGGGAAGCGTTGCGTTTGGTAGCACGGGCCTTGTGGCTCCAATCGTAGCTGGCGCAGCTGGGCAGACATTAGAAGAAGTTGGAGCTCCTCCCTGGGCTCAAGCCGCAGCTGAAATCATAGCTGCCTTAAAGTTCGCGCCTAAGACTAATGTACCTGTGACATCCAAATCAAAAGAAGTTGAAAACGTAATCAAAGACTTGAGAAAAGCTGGCTATTCCGAGAAAGACATCACCCTTGCAAAGAGTGCTCTTGAAGAAAGAAAGATACTGAAAAAGTATGCCTCACTGACACCAGAAGCAGAAAATGCGATAAACTCTGGCATTAAAAACAGTGAGAATCTATTTAAAGAACAAATCAAAAAGGGGTTACCTGGCTATGCTGAAGGCGGTTTACCATACCTTGAAAAACAAGCTTCAAACGTTTATCAAACAATGGAGGAATTGGCCTCCAGCGTGCCCATAAAAAACACGGAACCTGTTAAGAAATCCATCGAAAATGCTATTGCATATCTTGAAAAATACCCTCTTCTCGATGAGCAAAAGAAGTTTATTGAATTCATGAAAGACGGTCTTGGAAAGCTTGAAAATGCGGATACAGCCGAATTCTTTACCGGTTTCTATCGCAATCTAGGTAAAGCTGGTAACTGGGGAGACCCAAAACAGAAAGAGCATTTGCTTGGTTTAGTTAAACAGGGTATTAAAGACACTTTTTCGCAGTCAGGTCCAGAAGCTGCTAAGTTTGGTAAAGTATTCGATGTCACAAACGAAGCTTGGAAGAAGTGGCTTAATGCTCGCGATCTCATGCAGACCATTGAAAAAGCTCAAAGCGTCGAAGGCATGAACTTCAAGAAGATTACTTCGATACTTAATGACCCTCAAAACCATGAACTCGCTAAGAAAGTTCTAGGTCCTGAGCAAGTCCAGAATATCAAATCCATTAGTGAAGGTGCTCAAGCTATCGAATCCTTGCTTAAGCAGATTCCTAAAAACAATAAAGACATCAAGAGCTTAAAGTATCTGGAAGGTATTCGATCCGTACTGACTGGAGATTATAGACCTCTAGCAGCCATTATTGGCATGGAAGCCGCAAAGCGATGGGCCACCACTCTACTTGTCAATCCTGAGAAACAAAATAGAATGAAGCGATTGATTGTTGCCGCTAAGAATAATTCTCCTCAACAGGCAGCAATCCTCGCTCAAGAATTGGTCAAAGATTTCGCTCCAACCAAAGCATCAGAAGGGCAGCGCCCAGAACCTGCAAAACGATAATCATTTTCTATACTCCATAAATACACTATTAAAAATATCTTCTTTGCTTTCTTTCTTTAAAGCTGAGGCTATTTCTTCAATTAACTCAGCTAATGCACTATTATCATTACCTTTTAAATACTCAACTTGATGCGCTATTGCTAAAGTCTCTAATAATAATTTCTTTTGTTTATCATTGATATATATATTCATTACTATTCTCCAAGAATGTCAGTTCTTAATTCTTTATGTGTGAGTTTCTCAGATAGTTTTTTTCTACTAGGCATTCGGCATTTTCTCAACGCTTTTTGTTCGATTGCTCTAGCTCTTTCGCGACTAACCTTAATAATTTTTGGTGGTCAGCCATGAGAGCCCCATACACAGCTTCATATTTCATTGCCTCCTTCATTTGATCTACGGCTTCAGGGAGAGCTTCTCCCCATACTGGAATGGTGTCGATTAGATTCATTTTTAACCTTTATATTTGGAGGGACAGTCTTTATTTTGGCACGTTGTTCCGATTGGCCAATAAGAATAGCAATAAGGGCATTTCCATTTTTTCTCATAATTCATTTGGTATCCTTTTCCTAGTCCTTTCATCGATCGAGCAATGTTACATTCATATGTGAAAAGGCCTGTCTTATCTCTGTGAACTGTGTTTGTGCACAACCATACATTATTTCCAATGTGGATATGAAAAGCATCTCCTAATTCACCACTCGTTTTAAATTCATCTTCATCGATGTACATCTTTTCAGAAATATCTATTTCTGCCTGTAAAGGAATAGTGCTCAAACATGTAATTGTTAAAAGTAATAAACTAACTAATCTCTTTAACATAAAAAACTCCTATTTTAATTGAATAAATGGTGTAGCCCCACTTGTCACAGTAGGAAGTTTACCGTCTGCATATTCCCAATGATATCCACCAGCTTTATGTCCTTTTTTTATAGCCTTCCATATATTGGCTCCGGATAAATTATGAAAAGAAATAGCCTCTTTTAGGCTTGAAAAAATCTTTCCTGTTTCAATACATCGCACAGATCGACTCTTTTTAAATGTTCTATTTCTTTCTGATAAGTCAGGTCTTTTTTTACCCCATGTGGGACTATTTTCTCCTGTATGTTCAGAATTCCAAATTTTCATTCTTTTAGAAGCATTTGGAGACTTTTTACCAAACATTGGATGCATCTCTTTAGGAATATGCAAAACCCAGTGACTTTCGAATATTGATCCAGGACAAATATTAACCAATTTATCTCTAAATTTTTCTATTAATTCCTTTTCAAATTCTTGTGCTTTTTCTTTTGTTAAATCTGAATAAAAAATCTCTGATTTAAATCCATGTTTATTTACTTTAAAATTCCAATGTCTATTTCTATTACATCTATCGTTTATTCTCTTTTTTATACCTTCACCAATATAAAACAATTCATTGGTATCCAGGGTATAATGTCCATATACATAAAATCTATTTTCTTTCATTTTTTTTCTACAATTCTCTTTTTTATACCTTCACCAATATAAAACAATTCATTGGTATCCAGGGTATAATGTCCATATACATAAAATCTATTTTCTTTCATTTTTTTTCTACAAATTTACTGACATCAATTATATTAGAACCTGATCCCGATACAATACTCAAGCGGCCATCCCATTTCTGCACTGCTTGCCATTGGATAAGTTTAAGCATTTGATCTATACCAAGTTCCATTTATTTCAATGAATGTAATCACAGTCATTACAATAACAATTATAATGACAATCTTTCCTAAAGTTTCCATTTACGGGTCTTTTCTAGGTTGTTTATCTCTTAATCTTTCCTCTAGAGAACAAAGTCTTCCGTGAAAGTTCTTCATCTCTGCTTGAATAGATTCAATTATTCTACAGGTATGAAGAAAGTCAGTTCTAGATTGTCTTACAGCCCATAAAAACAATCCAAGATTAGCTCCCACGATTGTTAAAACTTGATACCATTCCATAGTTACCTCCTATTTTTTTTCACACATGCCTTGAAAGTGTAACCTCTCAAGTTCAGATTCTGAAATCCTATAAGGAGCCTTTTTCCCAGCACTCGGCCTAGAAGCATAGATTCGACCTTGTTTAATTGCTCTACGCACAGTTGTGGGATGTATCTTTAATCTCTGAGCAAATTCTTCAACGGTAAGAAAATTCATACCTTTCTCCTTTTATAGCATGTACATCCTCATTGTCTCATACTATGCAATAAAAGTCAATCTTGTGTCTGTCAATAAACATATATATTGACTCATGTGAATTTTATACAGCAGTTTTTAATTTAACCCCCAAAAAGGAGTAAAACTATGTCCAAGATGTTTCAAGTTTACGGTATCGGACAGGCATTAATTCCTGTTCTTCCACCACCTTTGCCTTTTGAAAATGCGCCCACTGTCAACCAAACAAACTATGAGATTGGGCAGCTAGTTTTCACACCTCCTAAGAATCCAACAGCTTTTTATCTATATGGCGGTGGTGGTAACTGGATTCAATTTGCTAGTAGCTCAGGCGATATCATCGCTATCAACGGCACTGCAAATCAAGTCACAGTCACTACAGTCGCTGGCGTTGCTACTGTGTCACTTCCTGCTGCTATCACAACACCAGGTTCCTTAACGACCACGACTACCTTGGCCGCAGGTACTACCATTACAGCAGGTACAGGAATCACAGCCACCACAGGAAATATCGTTGCTTCTGCTGGCGCGGTTTCAGCAAGTACGACAGTTACAGGGGGAACAGGTGTTACAGCTACCACAGGTAACGTCACAGCTTCAGTAGGTAACTTGGTTGCGGCTGGTACAGGAAACGGTATCGTTGTGCCTCCAGTTATTGTTGCAGCTGCATCTTCTCCTCAAACAGCCAATGGACGTGCGTTCGCAGTGACATTTAGTGGAGTCAGCATTGCGGCAGCAGCTACTCAAACTTTTGTTATCAATAACTCGGCAGTGAATACTCAGGCTTTGATTTCTATGATAGGAGCAACAACAGGAGCCGCCCTCAATATTCAAAGCGTGACCTATTCAGCTGGCGTATCGATAACCATTGTTGTAGAAAACGGCACGGGTGCCTCTACAAGCACTGCGAATATCACGTTCACAGGCTTATGCCTTAACTAATAGGAGGCAATATGTCTTTTACAAACAAAGCTCAAGTGGATGTTCTCAGAACTATAGCTTTCGGTACTGTGAGCGCTACATTCGTTCCCGTGGGTACACCTCTTGCCTTTCCAGCAAGGATTATCTGCTTTACCAATACGAGTGCTGTAGATTTGATTTTCAGCATGGATGGAGTTACCGATCAATTGATTGTTCCAGCTGGGAGCTTCAAATTGTTCGATGTGACTACAAATCACAGACCTGTAAACCAGGATGATTTCTGTTTTTCAAACGGAACTCAATGGTATGTCAGATATCCAGCTGGAGCACCAACAACAGGGGCAGTTTACATTGAAGTCGTCTACG